AGTTATATAGGTCGCTTCTATTTACTTCAGCCGATTTATTTCCTATAGTGAACTTTATTTTCTTACAATTTAAGACCTCAGGGCTATAATTAGCTTCTATTTTTATTCCATCCCATTCAAATTTGCTATATTTAGATATCATATTTTCTTGCTTCGTTTTCTAATTCTTTAAAGAAATTAATTAAATGGTCACGACCGCCCTCAGCTTCTGCTCTTTGCCATATTGTTTCAAACTCGGTTTCCCTTTTAATTGGACCATCTAAATCTAAACCTTTTATATAACCAGCTAGAAACTCTTCAACTACTGGCCATCCAATATGTGTTTGAACTTCCTGTAATAGTTTTCGCTTGTTATTATCCATATTATAGTGGCATACTGCCCATTGCCTTAGTTTCCGCTCCCTTCATACTTCCCATAGCCTGTTTTAAGGGGTTGCTAATATCACTGGGGGCAACGACTGTATTTGAACTTGGTTTGGCTGGCATTCCAGGCATTTCGCCCTGTTCTATGCTATTTTGGTCTACAAATAGGCTATTTTCAGGCTTCTGTTGTTCGGCTTCAGCCATCTCTTCCTTTTCTTTTTCTAATATTTCAGGGTTGTTAACTGCTTGTAAGAGGTCGTCAAATACCCAATTCTCTGGGTTTTCGTCATTTATATCTAAAATCTCGTATAAAGGATGGTATAAAGCAATAGCAACTTCTTTTCCGCCATCTGGAGTATACATTTCGCCTGTTTTTGGGTCTACGTGCTGATACCAAAGAGATGCCATCTGTTGAACTACTGGGGAAACTACATTGAAAAGCTCTAATTTACGCTGTTTCTCTAATTCAGGGTTTGGACTTATAATTGATTTAGCCTTGATTGTAATTTTTCCATCCCATTTAATGTTTTCAAGTGGGAAATCTTCGCTTCCCATCTTAAAGAAGCGTCTTTCAGGGCTTTCAACTAACGAACCATCCCTATCTTGTTCTAATCCAAGGTCAATATCTGAATAATATTCCCCTTCAATTTCTCCATTTGGTAAGTTTCTTAAAGTGCTTGCTTTTTTATTATTCTCTTCTTCAAATGCTAACAACTCTTTGCTGTTTGCGAACTTCTTTATCTCTGGAACTGAATATACTTGATTAGCCCAAGAAAGCGTCAGGTAAGCGTCTTGCTCTATCGCCTTAGCGATGTTAAGTAAAGGTATGTTTAAACGCTTTAGAGCGGAGTCTTTGGCGTGTAACACCTCGCCCAAAGTCTTTCCACCGACTTCACCCTCCAAAGTTGGGGTTATTCCAGTATTGTCATCCATTCTTGCTTTTAAATTGTCAATCATCTCTGGAGCTCTGCGGTCATAGTCAATCTTGATTTGGTCAATGGTTGTTCCAGGTTTCTTTTGAACCATTTTGTCTGGGGAAATAGTGATTTGGTTTTCTCCATCCATAAGTGGACCAGTGTAGAATATCATCGGATAAATTGCCATTGTTAACTGGTCAATACTCATATTAGAGAAGCGGTCATACAGCATTTTGTTGTTCTTTATAAGTTCAAACAATCCAATTCCGTATATTGTTCTTGGGTCACGCTCTAACCAATAAGCATACCAAAGTGTTAATTTGCCGTCATCGTTTGGAAGTGGGGAATAGTAAAGAACAATGTTTTTCTCTCCAGGAACATTGATAACATACAAATCTTTCTTTTTGTTTTCGTAAAAGCCCACTGTAACCATATCATCCCTAGATTTGGTGGCTGAGTTTAAGCCTTCAGTGTCTTTGGTTATTGTTCCGCCCTTAACAGTCTTGGCGTTCTTATACATTCCAAACTCTTCTTCAAAATCTTCTAGAGAATAATCTTTTTCGTAATACCAGTCGTTAACTGAAAATGGGTCAGTTAGGTTAGCTTTGTCATCAATCCAAGTGCGGTATAAGTCAAGCTTCTCTCTGTAAATATCGTTGAACTCAACTATCTGTATCTTTTTATACTTGTTATTATCTGGGTTTTCGGTGTCAATTTCTTCTAAAATCTGCTTATCTCTTTTTAAAATGCGTGGAACTGTATGCCCAACAGCAAATCCATACTTAGCGAGGTCAAATACAAATAACTTTAATACTTCAATGCTGTTGTTAATTTCCCAGTTTCTTTTCCAAATAGCTTTGGCAATGTTGTTTCTCTTTTCATACTTTTCGCAGGTGGCTTTCATTACAGCTTCAGGGTTCTGGTCTATTAAAATAGAAAGAGCCGTCTGTATCTTAACTAACAAAGTCGGCTCTGAAAGTGTAGAACGCCATTTAGCTTTGTCTGCTTCAGTTGTTATGTCTACTATTTTTGCATTTGCGTTTGTATTTCCTGCATCTTCATCTGCTATTGTAACTAATGTTGAAACTGCACTTGTCGCTAACAGGTCTTTGGGTTTATATTCCCTGTCAGCCTTTTTCATCATTTCCTCAAAGTTAAAGCCGTCAAGTATATCAGTCTTTGTCTTTTTTAATACAGGAATACGCTTATCTAAGAATAAGATAATCTCTTTCTCTTGGTCTGTTGGCTGGTATTCTTTGGCTTCTTTCTTTTTGAAGTTTATTGATTTTTTCATTTTAAGATTTTGGCGTCCTCTTAGTAATAATCTTTTTGTTGTATACTATCTGATTGACTTTCTAATTTCTTTTTGGCAAGTCTTGCCATTATCCTTTCTTCTACTGACTTCGGTTGTGCTGTTACATTAATTATCTCGGCTGGAGCATTTTGTCTAACGAAGTGGCAAATACCTACTGAAAGAACTTCGTCATCGTGTTTGCCCTCTGCAGCTTCTGGTCTACCTTGGTCGTTTCTTATAAAAGTAAGGGCTTCATTTAGGAATGGCTTTGTCCATATTCCTAAGTTATTATTTACTTCTACTAATAAATTGTCAAGCATTACTTTTCTACCTTGGCTTCCTGTTCCTGTATGGTATCCTAGTTTCTTGCCAACAGCGTGAGTTACTTCTTCCACTTGTTCTCTCCAGTAAAGGTTTGGGTAATTGTATTTTTCGTTAAGTTCTGTTAGAACCCAAAGCCCTGTATTACTTTCTACTGCTAAATAGGCTTTGTTATACCATAGACCAATATCGTTTAGTAATTCTGCGTAATCGTCTGGGCGTATCTTGTTAGAATTAAACCCAAACGCTGGCATTGCTGTCTTATTGTTAATTCCGTTAGCCGAACTGCTGTCGTTATTCTTCCCTTCAGCAACATCGGCTCCGATAACATAGCAAATAAACTCTTGTGGCTTCTCGTATATCTTTAAATCTCCATCCAAGTAATAATTATATAGCTTCGCTGGCATTTCATTAGCTTTCATCTCTATAGGCTCAGGTGCCAGTGCTATTTGTTCAATTAACTTTTCCTTATTGAAAAATGTATTACCGCTAGCAACAAAGGCTTCTTCTGGAGTGTTTGGGTATTCTTGGTGCATCTTATCCCAGTCCTTCTTCAAGCCCAACCACTTCAGATAGTAATATGTAATTTCTAAATCGCTGTATCCGTAAAGTTCCTGTATTTCCTTAAACTTTTTGCTCTCGTCCATTTCTGCTGTCGGTATGGCGTGTTCAATCTTTCTTATTTCTTCCTTATCCCAAGTCCAGTTGTAAAAGTGTGCTGTAAACTCTGTTGGGAGTGCAGGGCGTTTCCTATTCCAAGCTTCCATAAACATTTCGTAGAATATTCCACTCATCCCCTCGGCTGTGCTTTCTATGTCAATTCTCCCTTCAATCGGAACAGCTGGGAAAGTTCCCGAAATTATCTCATCGGCTCTTGCAGGGTATTTTCGGCATAATTTCGCTAGCTCTGAGACGTGGACTCGGTTGTAAGTTCCAGAACGACCAGAGTTGGCAACAATAAAGGTGCTAAACTCTCCATCTCCAAATCCGAACTTTAATTTGTTTGAACTTTCTGCGTCAACCTGATAAAGTGCTGTTAAGTCTTTGTCTAAGTTCTGCCAAGCAAATGAAACTTTCTTGTCAAATATCTCGGTTGCATCTTCTTTGGTGTGAGCAATAAACAGGGCGGAAAAGTTAGAGTTGAAAAGAACATCGTCTAGGGTGTCAATACTTTCGTCTGTTGTAAAGCCAAGCTGTCTTGACTTTAGTATTATATTTCTGTTTGTCTTCTTAATTTGGAAATCTCTTTGGGCTTCGTTTCTTTGGAACTTTATCTTCT